TCTCTTATAATTTCACAACAAATAAAACTACTTCAATTCCCCGTTCAACTTCTGGTACATATACTACAACGGGTGTAGAAATTATTGAAGGAAAAATTCTAAGTCGTTCTTACACAGTAAATGGTGCCGATACTACTCAGAGATTTATTATTCCAAATGCAAATGTAGATACTACGACTATCACAGTTAATGTTCAGACTTCAGCTGGAGACTCGACTGTTGCGACTTATAATGATGGAAACTCTTATGATGTAACAACCATCAAGGGAGTTGATAGAGTTTTCTTTTTGCAAGAAGTTGAAGGACAAAAATATGAATTGACGTTTGGTGACGGTGCTGTAGGAAAACAATTATCAGATGGAAATATTATTTTTATTGAGTATGTTGTTACAACGGGAACTACTGCAAACCTGGCTTCAACTTTTACTGCTTTAGGTTCTGTTGCTGGTTTGAATTCTGCTGACTATGTTCTAACAACAAATGCAACTGCAACAGGTGCTGCAGATATTCAAACTATCGAGTCTTTACAATTTCAAGCCCCCAAGTTATATGAAGCACAAGGAAGAGCTTGTACTAAAGAAGATTATAAAGCAATTGTTTTAGCTGGTAGATCAGACATTGAATCCATTGTTGTTTATGGTGGTGAGGATGCATCTCCAGTACAATATGGAAAAGTTTTTATTGCTGTAAAACCTTTCGGTAATAATGTTTTCAGTACTGAATCAAAAGAATCTATTAAATCTTCTATTTTGAAAAAGACAAATGTTGTTACAATCATACCAGAAATTATTGATCCTGTTTTCTTTTATTTGAAACTTGATGTTGTTGTCAACTATGACCCAGTTACAAACTTGACTGATGAAACAACATTGAAGACAAATATCAATACATCAATTCAAGGTTATCTTCAAACGAACCTAGAAAAGTTTGACCAGAAGTTTAGGTATTCACAATTGGTTCAAGCTATAGATAATTCAAACAATTCAATTAGAAATAATAAAACTACTGTCACTTATGAACAAAGAATAACACCAGCTACTCTAAATACTCCAACAACATATACTTTACTTTTCAATAATACATTAGAGAAATTGAGTGTTTGGTCAACAGCGTTTACTGGTACAGATGGTTTTACATATCAAGTAATTGACGACTCATTAGGAAATATGAAATCTGCAAGAACAACTGATGGAGTTGTTGATAGTCCAAAAGTTTATTTAATTCAACCAGATGGCTCAACTAATCAAGGGACTATTGATTATACAACTGGAAAAATTGTATTGAATAATTTCAGTCCAGTTGCTATTTCGGACGGAACTTCTTATATTAAAATGACTGTTACTCCATCAGTCAACAATAGTGATATAATACCAGTACGAGAACAGATTTTAACTTATGATGTTTCAGACACAACAGCAATTGTTATTAACATGGTAGCGGAAACGATAATTTAATATGGCACTTGTAACTCCAAATCAACCGATTCATCCTGCGTTCCATGAACGAATAAGCGTAAAGGTCGAAGGGCAACTACCACAGTTTGTCAAAGAAGACCATGCCACATTTGTTGCTTTTCTTGAAGCATATTATGAATATATGGAACAACAAGGTAAGCCATACGAAATTATTGGCAATCTTAATAACTATGCAGATATTGATAAGTCCACGACTGAATTTCTAAATTATTTTAAGAAACAGTTTGGTAAAGATATTCCTGAAGCAGTTTTTGCAAATTCTAATAAACCATTTGTTCTAAAACATCTTAGAGATTTTTATAGAACTAAAGGTAGTGAGAAAGCATTCCAATTTCTTTTCAGGTTACTATACAAAGAAGAGATTTCGTTTTACTTTCCAGGCGAGGATATGCTTCGCACCTCTGATGGTAAATATGGTAAAAGTCAAATCATCAGAGTAACAGATACCACACTTTCTGATTCAGTTCTTAATCTAGTAGGAAAACAAATAACTGGTTCTGTTTCTAAAACTGTAGCAGTTGTTGAAAATATCAGGAAAGAACGGGTTGGACTTATAGAAGCATCTACTGTTTTTCTTTCTGGTACAGTAGGAACATTTCAAAAAGACGAAACAATATTTGTTGGAAGTGTTAACACTGTCAATGTTAGTTCTGGTGGTTCTGGGTATAGGACTGCTCCAGTTGTTATATTTGTCGGTGGTGGTGGAACAAATGCTAAAGCTACTGCAAACATTTCAAATGGGTCTGTGACTAGTGTTACAGTTTCTTCAGGAGGTTCTGGTTATACTGCAGCACCCACTGTGTCGTTTTTTAGTGAGTCCGGTAGTGGTGTCACGGCGACCGCTGTAATAGATGTTTTGGATAGTACAAATTCATTTGTTGTTAATGGAATTGTTTCTGATATTTCTATAACTAATGCTGGAAATAATTATACGAAGGGATCCTCTGTTTTATTAACAGGGTCTGAACAACATGGTGTAATTCTTAGTATTGATGAATTAACTACTGGATCAATTGTGACTACAACAATCAATAGTGGTGGTAACGGATATAGTATTGGGGATAAATTAAGTCTTTCACAATTAGGTGGTTCTATTAATCTTAGACCTGCTAGTGTTCTTGTAAAAGATGTTGATTCTTCGGGTGTTATCACTGCTTTATATATAGAGAATTCAGGAAGAGGTTATACACAACTGCCGACTGTTACTGGTTCAAACGGTAGTGGTACGGGTGCTTCGATCACGTTGGTAGGTAAAAATATAGGTGGTATAAAATCTATAAAAATTAGTAACAATGGTTTCGGTATATCTTCTGATACTTCTTTAGTTTTATCTGATAGTGGTGATGGTACTGCTACGGGTACTGCTGTTGTTGGTGGACATGAAGATTCATTCGGAACAGGGTTTACTGGTACTAGAGGATTTTTAAATTCTGATAAATATATTCAAGATAGTTTTTACTATCAATTATTTTCTTACTCCATTACATCTGGACATACTATTGATGAGTGGAGAGATGTTGTTAAGAGAATAGCACATCCAGCCGGACTTGCATTGTTTGGTAATTTTCAAATCATTACTAATCTTAATGTTGGTGAAACATTCAGACTTACTAATATTCCACAGAGAGACAGATACACTATTATATTCCATGATGGTGATATTATTCCTCCTGTTGTTTTAAAGGTTCCGGTTGACTCTTGTTCTGGTCAAATCATTTTTGAGTTTTCACCTGATGATGATTATAAAACAGTATCACTTTCGACTGACCCTGTTACCAATTTACCTGGCGAAGATTTTCAAACTTCTACATTAGTTGAAGCAACAACTGGTACTGATGATTATGGTATAGTTACACAATCTAATTTCTTTGTAAAACCTACGAAGTGTCAAACATATGAACAAGATTTAGGAATTCAGAAACTTACTACATTGGGTGGTTATGATGATTATTTGTTTGTTAGCATTGTAGAAAGTAGGATGGATGTTTATTCTTCAACTAACTCTTTATTAGATGAAGAGGTAGACGAATCAGGGGCTGATGATTTTGGTTGGGTATTTCAAGACCCTAATGGTGTAACTCAATTAAGACTAGGCCCATTAAGAAATTTGTTACAGACACAAAAATTTAATCAACAAGGTGGATTTAGTCAAAAAATAAGAACTTCTAATCCTATTGATAAGATTGCAATATTTAATCAAGGTTCTGGATATACATCAGTACCAACGATTGCTATTACTGGTGGTGGTGGAACAGGTGCTATAGCAACTGCTGTTCTTGGAACGGGTTCTGATTCAGATAAAGTTGTTAGTGTAATATTAGACAATGTTGGATCTGGATATATAACATTACCAACAGCTATAATATCCGGTGGTGGTGGAACAGGTGCTACTACTTCAGTTATTATTAGAAGAACTTCTGGAACTAAAATTGAGAATTTTAAAAACATACAGGTATTTGAATATGAATTGTTTGCTGGTAAAAAATCACAATATGTAACAAATTCTACAATTACACAGTATACAACTGGCACAGAAAGTAGTGGGGTATTAAATGTTTCTTTGCCACCACCAGAATAATTTCTATACAAGTATTATAAATATAAAAGAGTATCAAAACAAACTTAAAGGGATTACAATATGAGTGCAATAATTAACAACAAATTTAGAACATTTAATGCCGATAACTTTATTACTTCTATTGGAACAAATAGTGTCTATCTATTAATCGGTAAAAATGATGTATGGACTGGTGCTAGTAGGGGAGAGTATACTGAAACTACTCCGTCTGATACTGTTATTCCAATCCCAATTGATACTGATATCGCTCCAGCAAAACATTGGGATGATGTGATTGCTGCGAAAAAGATTATAACAACTAATGTTTCTCATGTTATCAAAAGAGTTGATTGGTCTAGTGGAACATCCTATGATGCTTATGGTGATGATATAGAAGATCAAATCGGTGAGAATTTCTTTGTATTCTCTGAACCTTCATTTAATGTTTATAAATGTATTGATAATGGTAGTGGTGGTTCTACCAGACTTGGTGCTCCTGTTTCAACCGTAGAACCAACTGGCACAAGTACAGGTTTGACTACAACCGCAGATGGATATGTATGGAAATTTATATTTCAAGTCCAACAAGCAGATGTTTTGAAATTTGTAACAACAGATTGGCTTCCGGTAAATAAAGACGCAAATATAAGTCAAACAGAACAAGCTGCGGTTGAGGCTGCAGCGGTAAATGGTGCATTAGAATATATTCGTGTAAATGATGGTGGAACTGGGTATATTGATGATGATGGTGTTGTTGCTGGAGCTGGTAACGACACTGTTACATTATCAGCTGCTGCAAGTGCGGTCAATGGAACTTATGATAATATGAGTGTTTATATAACATCTGGTACGGGTGCTGGACAGATAAGAACAATTTCTACTTATGTTGGTGGTACAAAGATTGCAACATTAACTGCAACTTGGACTACTAATCCTATTGCTGCTGATAGTGTTTATAGTGTCGCTCCAACAGTAACAGTATCCAGTGGTGTTGATGGTTCTGGTGCGACTGCAAGAGTTAAAACTATTACTGGTGGTGTAATCAAAAAAATTGAAGTTGTAGATAAAGGAACAGATTATAGACTTGCAACTGCTACGATTACAGGTGGTGCTGGATCAAACGCAATTGTTATACCTGTAATTAGTCCTGTAGGTGGTCATGGAAGTAATGCCGTAACAGAATTAGGTGGAGCGTATGTTATGTTGAATACTAGACTAATTGGTAATGATGGTACTGATTTTCCTGTCAACGATGATTTCAGAAAAGTTCATTTGGTAGTAAATCCACAAGTTTCTGCTTCGGGTAATGCAGTTGCTTCAGAGAATACTTATTCTAAATCAGAACTAAAAGAAGATTCTGGTGAAATTATCTATAGTGAATTTAGAGCACCAATTAATAGAGCACCCGACTCAACCGAAGATATCAAATTAGTTGTTGAATTCTAATATATAAATAAATAAAACATTTAAAGGTAAATTATGTCTAATAACATTACGATCAATACAAATCAGAATCCATACTTTGATGACTTTGATGATAATAAGAATTTTCATCAAGTTATGTATAAGCCTTCTCTTCCCGTACAGGCTAGGGAACTATCTACGCAACAAAGTATTCTTAGAGATCAAATAAAGAAATTTGGAGATCATGTATTTAAAAATGGTAGTAAAGTAACAGGTGGTGATCTTGTTCTGAATTTGGATTACGAATATGTTAAATTGAAACCACAATATAACGGTGTTGATATTACTACTAGTACCTTTATTGGTAAAACTATTATTGGAAGTCAATCAGGTACTAAAGCTCTTGTTCTTGGGTGGAATAATAATGATACAACAACTGGTGATCCCGACACACTTTTCGTTAAATATATTAGTGGTTTATCTATTACTGATTCTGTTCAAGGAATTGATGTTACTACTGGTGGTAATAATTTTACAAGTGCTCCGACAATTACCATCACAGGTGGTGGTGGAACAGGTGCTACTGCAGCAGCAGTTATTGGTAGTGGTTCGTTGCAGGAAATTAATGTAACAGCTTCTGGTTCTGGTTATACATCTATTCCAACCGTGACTGTTTCTGGTGGCGGTGGTGTTGGTTTTTTAGTTGTTGCTACACTTAGTACACAAGAAAAGTTTCTTGCTGAAGAAAGAGTTAGTGCTACTGATTTAAGTATCTCTGCTAATGTTATTGCAAATACTCCTGCATCAATTCAAACTATTGATTTGTCAACAGGTGGTACGGGTTATACCGTAGCACCGACAGTAACAGTACAGGCTTCACCTGCTGGTGGAACGACTGCAACTGCAACTGCTACAATTAATTCTGGAGTTGTTACTAGTATAACAATTACTAATTTTGGTACTGGTTATGTAACTATACCAACTATATCTTTTACAGCAGCACCTATAGGTGGAACGACTGCATCTGCTATATCAACCTTATCAACTCCTACTGGAACTGGAAGTTCTGTTTCTGTCTCAGAAGGTGTGTTTTATATTAGTGGAAATTTTATTAAGATAACAGCACAGACTTTAATTTTGGATAAATATTTTAATGTCCCATCATATAAAATTGGTATTGCAGTAACAGAAACGGTTGTGTCTTCTAATGATGACAATACCTTACTCGACAATGCTCAAGGTTCTTCAAACTTTGCGGCGCCCGGTGCTGACCGTTTAAAACTTTCTTTAAATCTCAATAAGAAAACATTAACATCTACAGACGATTCCGATTTCTATGAACTTCTTAGAGTTAACAAAGGTATTAAAGAACAAAATATTAAAGTACCTATTTACTCTGTATTGGAAGAGACATTCGCAAGACGAACATTTGATGAGTCTGGAAGTTATACAGTAAGGTCTTTTAATATTCAACTTAAAGATCATCCTACAGACTCAACGAAATTTATTGTAAGACTTGATCCTGGCAAAGCATTCGTTGAGGGTTTTGAATATGAAACTCTTATATCATCTGATATTACTGTAGACAGAGCAAGAGATACAGTAAACGTGAATGGGTTTGATAGGTTGATGCAATATGGAAATTATATTGTTGCTAAGGATTATAAAGGTTACTTTGATATTTCATCACATAAAGAAGTTGACTTGCACAATGTAACTCATTCTAGTTTGGTATTGACTAATCCAACAACTTATACAAATACGAAGATTGGTACAGCAAAAATAAGAAATATAGATTTTGTTTCAGGAACAAGTTCAGCACCACTTATCAATATGTATATCTATGATGTTGTTATGACTAGTTCAACATTTGGTTCAGTCGAATCCATTGTTATACCTACAGACGCAACAACTACACCCGTTGTAACTACTGCTAAAACAAACATTGATGATACCGGCAAGGTTGGTTCTGTTGTCAGTGGTGATGCTAAAATCTTTGAAACTTCCGACAACTCTTTAGTTTTTAAACTTCCACAAGATACTATTAATACTGTCCGTGACTCTTTAGGTAATATTGATACAAGCTATACTATAAGGAGAACATTTCCAAATGTTTCTTTTGTTGGTGGTGTTGCAACATTAACTAGTAGTGGTTCAACCGAAACATTTTTTGGAACTGGTATTTTAAGTGATACAAATGTTAAAGAATATTACTTAACAACTTGTAAAACAGTTGGAACGTCAGGATTTTCTGTTGGGGATGTTATTCCGTTTGATGGTTCTGGTATTATTCAAGTTATTGCCCCATCAAATACTACAGTGACTTTAACTTCTACAAGTGCTACTAATTTTACTGCTGATATTATTGCAACATTGAATATTGATAGTAAACAAGAAAAAGTAAAATCAGTAGTAAAGAGTGAGTTAACAAAATTTAATACTCCAAACACAATAGCATTATCTTCAGACCTATTAACAAAATCAGATATATGGACATTGAGAGCAGTTTATGATTCAGGAAACAATAGTACTGATGCTTTATTGCCAACATTAAATGTTGCTAATGATGTGGGGCAATTAACCGTAGGTGAAAATATTACTGGTCAAACTTCTGGTGCAAAAGGTATTGTTGTAACGGCTTCTCTTACAGTTATAACTTATGTTATAGTTTCAGGAACTTTTGAAGCAGCAGAGATTATTGGTGGTGATATCAGTGGGACTAGTAAAACTGTCGGTTCTGTTGTAGCGGGTGATACAAACATTACAACAAAATATGAACTGGATAATGGTCAGAGAGATAATTTTTATGACCACGGCAGTATTAAATTAAAAGCAGGACAGACTGGCCCTACTGGAAGAATTTCAGTAGTGTTTGATTACTTGACACATTCGGGTGTTGGTTATCTTTCAGCTGATTCATATACTGCAGCTGTTGGATTTTCCAATATTCCATCATACATAAGTCCCGTGACTGGTGAAAAGGTTGAACTTAGAGATTGTGTAGATTTTAGACCCCGAAGATCAGACGGGGCAACTACTATAGAAAATATTGAATTGCCTGTTCCGAATACTAATTGGCAAGCGGACTATAGTTATTACCTACCAAGAACTGATACAGTTTTTCTAAGTCGGGAAAGAAAGTTTGGTTCTAATAAAGGTATTCCATCATTGTCTACAACTCCTCCATCAAGACTTGATGGAACAATGAACTTGTATACAATTTCTATACCTGCCTTTACATTTAGTTCAAGTGATGTAACAGCACAGTATATCGAAAATAAAAGATATACAATGAGAGATATTGGTAAGTTAGAAAAACGTATTGGTAATTTGGAATATTATACTTCATTATCATTATTGGAAAAAGATACAGAAGCACTTCTCATTAAAGATAGTAATGGATTAGATAGATTTAAAAATGGTCTATTGGTTGATGGTTTCAACGGTCATAGTGTTGGTAATGTTCTTAGTGAAGATTACAAGTGTGCTGTTGATTTTGATGAAAAGATTTTACGTCCAAGTTTTAATTCTAATCTTACAGATGTAATTTTTGATTCTGCCTCTTCATCAGGTATACAAAAAACAGGTGATTGTATTACATTACCATATAGCACAACTCCATTGGTAAATCAAACTATTGCTAGTAAAGCAATTAATGTAAATCCATTTGCAGTACTAGCATGGGTTGGTGTTGTTGACCTTACTCCTCCAAGTGATAACTGGATTGATACTACAACAAATCCAGAAGTTATTGTTAATCTTCAAGGTGAGAATGATGCATGGGAAAGTCTAGTTGGTTTGTCATTCGGAACACAGTTTAATGATTGGCAGACTTTAGGTACTGGTAGAGAAAGAGTACTAGCAAGTACATCTTCAATACAAAGACAAGCTGCATGGCCATTTATTAGAAGGGCAACTACACAGACAGTTGCAAGAACTGAAACTCAAACACGAACTGGTATCCGAAATGAGATCACTGGTGTTGACACCGTAAGGAATAGTGTTGGTGATAGGATTGTTGATGTTTCTATTGTTCCTTTTATTCGTTCAAGAGATTTAACAATAAAAGTTTCTGGAATGAAACCGAATACAAGAGTTTATCCATTCTTTGATGGTGAACCAGTTTCTATATATTGTACACCTTCTGGTGGTTCTTTGGGTGATTCTATATTTACAAATGAATCTGGTTCTGTTTCTGGATTGATATTCACAATTCCTAATTCTGATACACTACGTTTTAGAACTGGTGAACGACAATTCTTATTGACGGATAATACGTCTGGTGATTTGATTTCTGCTTCGACATACGGTGAAGTAATTTATCCAGCACAAGGATTGTTACAGACTAAAGAAAATGTTGTAGTATCTTCGAGGGTTCCAAGAGTACAATCATTTGGACAAGGCAGTGCTACAGATTTCAGAACAACTACTAATACCTTTAATAGAACTAATGTTGGTGGTTGGTTTGATCCATTGGCTGAAACATTTCTTGTTGATGAAGCATTATACCCAGATGGTGTTTTTCTTTCTGATGTTGAATTGTTTTTTAAATCTAAAGATAGTGATGGACTTCCTGTAACGGTTCAGATCAGAGACACATTGAATGGTTATCCAGCACAAGTCATTTTACCATTTTCTGATGTTAATAAACTTCCGGCAGATGTTAATGTTAGTGAAGATGCTTCGGTATCTACTAAGTTTACATTTTCATCATTAGTTTATTTACAGCCTGGTGAGTATGCAATTGTCGTATTGAGTAATAGTTTGAAATACGAAGCATACATTTCAGAAATGGGTGAGAATATTGTTGGAACTACAAGAAAGATTTCTGAACAACCATACGCAGGTGTTTTGTTTAAATCACAAAATGCATCTACATGGAGTCCAGATCAGAATCAAGATTTGACATTTAGATTAAATCGGGCTGAGTTTTCAATTGGAACAGCAGCTAATGCTATATTTAAAGATGGTGATTCATCAAGTACATATAAAGCAGATATTATTCAGATTGTTCCTCAAGAAATTAGAATTAATAAAACTTCTATCTTTTGGGGAGTTAAACTAACTGATGTTGGAACTAGTGTTCTTGATACCAATTATAGTAATATTATTCAGAATACTAATTACAATCTTGAGACACAGAAAAAAATTGATACTGCTGCTGGTACTTATGTTGCAAGAGCACAACTTGCATCAGAAAGTAAATTTATTAGTCCGATTATTGATACTGCAAGAAACAGTATAATCACTATTGAAAATACTATTAATAATCTTGTTACCAATGAGGACAACTCCGCCGGTGGTGATGCAACCGCTAGGTATTTGACTAGACGGGTAAATCTAAAAGATGGTTTTGATGCTACGGACTTGACTGTATTTCTTACTGCTAATCGACAGAGTGGCTCTAATATAACTTTGTATTATAAAGTATTGTCTCAGTTTGATGCAGATACATTTGATAATAAATCATGGACGATAATGAATGAAACAACAAACACCAATAGTGTTTCTTCTGATATTAATGAATTTTTAGAACTTGAATTTTCACCCGTTGGTGCTAATACAAATTACACATCAAATACAGTAACGTATGATAGTTTTAAAACCTTT